ATAGCCATATTCAGGATTATTGGTGTAAATCTCGTCAATCGAATGAAGCAGTTGTAGATTAAAATCGCTTATTGGCTTTGGTGTATAGTATAGTGATGAACGGCTTACTCCTATCATCTTACATTGTTGTGGGGGGTTAGTAAAAATAGGAACTGGTTATTGAGGGATGAAAGAGCCTAAACCATGGGAACGAGGCGTGTTTTTTTGGTTGCGAAACGGTGAAAAAAACACTCAACTTTTTTTACTTTTCTAAAAATGCTTTCAAAGTACCGAAAAACAGTCATCTGTGCGTGGTGCTTTTAGTGAAACGCTCGTGTAACAATAACGATTCTCAAAAAATACTCAAATGCCTAAGATATGGCGAAAAAGCACTCTTTTTTAGTGAAACACAAAGCAACCAAAGCAACCACCTGAGCAACCAATAAAATAACGGTAAAAATGAGAACTAAAAAAGGGCTTTAGATGATGAGATGGTGGGGTTTGTGGTGAATTTTTATGAAAATGAGGAAAAAATCGAACCCCGAAAATTCGGGATTTGGTAGTGTAACAATAACGATTATCAAAAAGTTTAATCACAAAGGCTTTTATCTTGCATTTATCATAAGACCACCAAGGGTTTTATTTAGTGATGCAGAAAATTCAACATCATCTTGAACAAGATATTTAGTTTCTCCCTCAAATAAAGAGTTGTCAGTAAACCCAAGCTTCATAAGAACTTCACCTCGTTGTTCTGGAGCCATATTGATGTTATCAGTAAGAGCCATAACAAGAGAGGCAGAGACAATTGCAATATCAACAGAACCATCTCCTATCATTATTAGCATTATGGATTTTAGCTTTTTGGTATCATTGTCTTCATATAATGCCATAGCGAGATAATCATTAATTTCAGCAGTAATCATATTTTCATTATCATTAATTGCTTCTCGCTTTATCTCTTTAAAAGTCAGCTTTTTGTCCATCTTATGTAAAGCTAAGTTTATCTTTTTTATAGCTTCTTCGACGCTATATTCACTAATTTTCCTTCTTGAAAAGTCCATTTCTACTTGCTCTGACGGCATTGCTATTTCATTTTCAGTATTCGCTGACTCTTCGCACCCTATAATATTAAGGGTTAATAATATACCGAATCCTAAAACTAGAGGTTTTAACTTCATGAGATATCCTTTGTTTAATGTAATTCTTTGATTTTAAGAAGTTTTTGTTTTATTTCTTCAATCATCTTTGGCGTTGCGTAGTCTTTTATGAGTTGGCAAAAGTCATTTATATCCCCAGATGCTAAATGCAATGGTGATGATAAATGATTAATATCGCAGTCTTGAACATTATTCAGGTGAATATTATTTATATTGCTACTCTCAACATTGTTTTGTGAATTCTCTAAAGAAAAGCTATTATCTTTTTCTAAATACATTGAACCTTTACCTGTAAGTAGCCAATCCATTGAAATATTCTCACTTTGTGAAATATTCTCAATATGCTCATATGGAAGAGAGTCTCTCTTTTTCCATGTACTTAATGTATTAGCCTTAATGCCGTATTTATGGCAAAATTCGACATCTTTATTTATATTTATCGCCAAATATAGTCTATTTAAAACTTCTTCTACTCTATTCAAAATGAGAATCCTTACACAATTTATTCACAAAATGAACTAAAACTCTTGACAAAGTTCGCATTTTGTCCTATAATTACTTACTTATTGGTTATATTATACCAAAAAGTAGAGAATTTTACGGATTAAATGTGAATTAATTGTAAGAGGATTGGTGATATTTAACAATTTAAGAAGTACGGAACGCTTCGCATAAGAAAAAAGTAAATGCCAACCGTATGGCGAGTCGTTACAGTTTTAGGTATGGAGATACCCCACCTGTGATAAGACTATAAAATGGTTACCTCTATATGTTTTTATGGTGCTACTGTGGGCAACCACGAGGGTTACCCCTACGGTAGTAGCACGAAGATATATACAAAAAGGAAAGATGATGAAAAAATTTGATGAATTAGCATGGCTATGCCAAAATAGATGCTTTAACTTCTCTTTAACTTGGCAAAAGATGACAGATTGGTCGATTGAGGTCTATACAGGATATGAAACAAGCTATGAAAAAAAGTTTTATACTGATGGGCATAACAACAAGAAAGAAGCCATAAAAGAGGCTATTGAGTATATGAAAGAGCTTAAAGAAAGAGGAGTAGTAAGTACTGCTCCTCAATTTTAATCACTTATATATGTAGTAGCCTAGTGGAAATTCCCCTGGACTGTAGCCCCTCTGAAGGTACTCTTTATCTAAAGCGTCCTCAAAATCTTTCCAAATATTTGGATTGGTTTTTTCAAGCACTCTTAAGAGTGCGGCTATCTTTGCATCTGTGATGTATTCTTGCTCGTCTTGAGTATATTTTCCTCTCATATCCATAGCGATGTCTCCTTTGAGATAGTGTTGTGTTTGGTACACGCAATATTATAGCAGAGGGGACTTTGGTGTGAATATCAAAACCAAAAACAAACGATATTTTTATGGTGCTTACAGATAATAAGTAGCACGAAGATATATACGAAAAGGAAAGATGATGACAAAGCAAAAACAGAGAGTAGTGGTGAGGGTACAAAGAAAGGAACTCCATGCGAAAGCCCATAAAAGAGCGATAAAAAAGTGGGACAAAGCAATGAGTGAGAAGTTTGCATGGCTTTATCATGACAATAAAAAAGAGGTTGTCCCTTTGGACGATAGCGATATCGAACTTTGGAACAAGAAAATAGATATCTTAGTCGAGCGTCTTGCTTTAATAAGAAGAGAGGATGTTGTTAACTTCATCTAATTCATCCATAAGATGATGGTCTGATGGGAAGTCTATCGTTTGTAGATAATACTTTAATCGGATATAAAACTCTTCTTTTTGTTCAGGAGAAGAGTTTTCAAGAAGATAGTCGGACGCTTTTTTGAAAGCGATGATATATACAGCGAGAGAGAGTTCTGGTGTCATGATATACCTTTTTAAGTAGGGTATCAAAAAATAGATAAAACATAGCATAAAAGGGGTTCAAGATGGGTGTTTATATAGCTAGATATGTGGTTAAGCGGTTTGGTGAGCCATTGGCATTATTTGAAAAATGGGAATCTGCAAAAGCCTACGCAAGAGGGCGTTATCGGATAGAGGTTGTGCCTTTATGTGGTGGTTTTTGTGAGTGAGTGGTGGTGCAATAAATTGCACCCTACTGCGGTGATGAGTTCAGGAGTAAGGAGTGAAAAACTCTTTGGTCGTGGGCTTTTTTTGACTGAAACGGATATGTGCGTTACAGTGTTACACTGTTTCATGAGTCTAGTATGTGGCTAAGCGATGGGCTTGGTGCGTGAAACAGTAAAAATAAAAAAGTGTGACACGAAGACAAATAATGAACTAAAAAAATAGGGAGGGATGATATGAGCGAGATAAAAAAAGCAGATGAGATAAGTGCATTGAGAGAGAGATTTAAAAAGAAATGGTTTGGCGTGAAGAGCTGGGCTACTGCTCATGGCTTTAGTCATGCGATGGTTAGCTTGACGCTAGATGGAAAATTTAGCGGTAAGAATAGGAGTCGTAAAAAGGTATCACGCAAAATCATAACAAAATTGAAAGAGGATGGTGTTTATGAGGGTGAGTTTGCTTGGGAGGTGAGTGATGAGAAGTAGAGATATGAGAGAGTTTTTGAAGCTACGACCTCATGCTACGGTAGGAGAGTTTGCTTTTTTGTGTCGGTTTTTAAGAGTAAGGGAGATGATGATTAGGAGTAGACGCCATCGCTACGCTTTTTTAGACAAGCTCAAGGACTACAACATGGTCAATGGAATGGTCATTGGCATGGATGTTGGAGGTGAGGTGTGAGGAGAGAAGAGGCTAGTCGGATTTTTGGTAAGAGTGTGGAGTGGATAGGCTCGGAGCTGGAGAAGCGAAAGAGTGTTTTTGTAGATGGGGTGAAGTTGACACCTTCTCATGATGGAGTTGAGGTAGATGGTGAAATATTATCTTCAAGCGAAGTTGCAGAAAAACACAATATAGCTGGGCAACGAATAAGATTGATAAGCAAACAATCGTTTAATGATGGAATAAAATCTATCTTGGTTGGCTCTGTTCGTTATTTTATGTGGCTAGAGAATGGGACTTATCGGTATGTGGAGAAGCGAGAAAATATCATAGAGATAGATAGTCAAGAAGCTAATCATAAAGCGTGGGTTTTGGCTTCAACTGAAGAGAGAGAAAAGGTTCAAAAGAGGCTTGGTCTTATCAAAGAGTACATCAATCGTAACGAGAAAGAGGGATGGAAAGCGTTTTTATCTAGGGTGGAGAGAAAATATAAAGAGATAAAACCCTCTAAATCTAAGCTTTTTAGGTGGCTTGAAGCGTACAAAGAGAGTGAAAAGAGTGATAATAATCTGCTTTGGCAACTGCTGGATAAGCGAGGGAAAGATGGAAATAATCGGAGTTGGAGTGATGAACAGTGGAATGCTATGGAGATTTTTATACTTGAAAATCCTGACATAAGAATCGGAAAGGTGCATGAATACTTAAAGATGGAGTTTGGAGAGAAAGAGACTCCTTCTTATAGCACTGTTAATCGCATGATGGAGAGCTTTAAGTCTAAAAATATGTTTTTGTATGAAGTGGCTAAAGACCCTAATAAGGCAATGGGTAAACTTCGACCTGCTCCTGGACGAGCTGATGAGGGTATTATCTACAAAAATCAGCTTTGGGAACTTGATGCAACTCCTGCGGATGTGGTTTGTAATGATGGAAAGCGATACGCTTTGAGTGCTTGTATAGATGTATTTTCAAGAAGGGTTGTCGTGGTGGTCGAGCCTACTGCTAGTAGTATGACGCATGGGAAGATGTTTAGAAAAGCTATAAAAACTTTGGGTGTGCCTCACGCTGTGCTTACGGATAATGGGCGGGACTATACGAGTAATCATTTTAGCTTTATATGTCAGCGATTGAAATGTGAACAAAGGCTTACACCTCCATTTAGTGGATGGGCTAAACCTCATATAGAACGATTTTTCGGAACTTTGGCTAGAGATTTGTTTGAAGAGTGCACAGGTTACATAGGTCACAATGTGGCTGATAGAGAACGGATAAGCAATCGTCAAACCTTTGCGAAAAAGCTTGAGAGTCAAAGAGTATGGAGAGAGAAACAAAAAAACGGTAATGAGTTTGCTAAGAAGTTTGCTCTAAAAAAAGAGAACTTAGGTATCGCTATCGATATACCGATGAGTAGAGATGAACTTGAAGTGTTTATAGACAAATGGATAAAAATCTACGAGTACAATCACCATAGGGGCATAAATACGAAGCCTATAGATAGATGGAATAGTTGCGATGTGGCTGTGGATAGGGTGAGTGATGAGCGAATCCTTGATATCTTGGTGGGGCTGAGTGAACAAAAGAGTATCACGAAGAAGGGTGTGACTTTTGCTGGAGTGGTTTATTGGCATGATGACCTTTACGACATGGTGGGCAGTAAGGTTTGGGTCTTGAGTGATGATGAGCTTGGGTATGTATATCTTTACAGTCTTGAGTTTGAGTTTATCGCTAAGGCTGAAAATGCGGAGATGATAGGTAGGAGTAGAAAAGAGTATATCGCAAGTAGAAAGATGACTAAGAAGATTACTTTGCAGATAGAGAGACTTGAAGAGATACGAAGAGAAGCACCAAATCGAATCGCTAAGCTTGTAGAGAAAAAGCTTGAGAGTATAGAGCATTTGGGTAAGGATAAAGAGACAAAAACTCCTGAAGTGGCGTTGGAATTTAAGTCAAATATCGTGAAGGAGATACGAGAGAGTTTTGACAAGATAGATAAAGAGCAAAAAGCGATACTCAATAGCGATAAACCTACTTTGGTTGTCGGGGGGAGACCTTTATTTCATTCACTTTATGAGCGTTTTTTGTGGGACTTGGAGCATGAGAGCGTAGATGAGAATACGGAAAGACTCAAGGCAAAAAAACCTGCTATCTTTGCGATGGCTTATGATGAATATATACGGCGTAAGGCTGGATGAGGATTTATAGAAGAGCTTGTTCAAGGCTCTTTTATTAAGTCTTTTGGCTTAAAAAAACTTAAAAAGGTGGTTTCTTATGAGCAACGAATTCATACGAACGGCAAATTATAGCAAATTTTACGAGATGGTGTCAAGTCTGCATGAAATGGAGCGAGGATTGTGGAGATTTGGTATCTGTTATGGCTCTTTTGGGCTTGGAAAAAGTATCGCATTGGCAAAGATAGCTGATGAGTTTAATGGTGTGTCTCTTAGAGCGAATGTGACTTGGAGTGTTCATAGTTTACTGCAAGAGCTTATGATGGAGCTTAGAGTCCCTGATAAGTTTATAAGAGGTAAGAGAGCGAATGATATGCGTATAAGTATCAAGGAGTATCTGCTTATAAATGAGAGACTTATCATCATAGATGAGGCTGATACGCTAATGTTGGGTTCAAAATTTAGGATAATGGAGCTTTTGAGAAGTATTATGGACGACACATGGACACCGATGGTCTTCGTAGGTATGGGTAGCTTTGTGGCACAACTTCAAAAGCACCCTCACTATTACGACAGGGTGAGTGAAGAGGTGATGTTCTTACCCGCTGATGAAAATGATATCTCTAAGCTTTGTGGTATGAGTGTTGTGAAGATAGAGAGAGATTTGGTGGCATATCTGGCTACTAAATATAGCAATTTTAGGGCGGTGAAACTTTTGATTAAGAAGGTTGAGCGTTTTTGTGATGAGAATGGTCTTGATGGGATAAGTAAAGAGATATTTTTGAGTAGTGGAGTTGAAAATGTGCATAAGAGAAAATAAGACAAAAGGAGATAGAAGAAGAGGTAAAAAAATGACTTCCGCTCAGCAAAGAGCGTGGAACTACATCCGAAAACAGAGGGTTTTTAGGGTTGGTGATGTGATGATGGTGGTGGGAATCAAAAAAGAGAACTTAAAAAGTTTTCTTTTTGCTCTTAAGAAGTTTGAATATGTGAGAGCTGAAAATGGAAGTAGAACTTTTGAAGATAAAACTTTTACTTTGATACTTGATAGTGGGGTTTATGCTCCTACTGTGACGAATCACAAGCTTTTTGATAAGAATATAGGAGGTTGAGATGAGCAAGATAGAGATAACTAGTGAAATCGCAAAATTTGAAGAGCAAAAAAGAGCTAGAGTGGCTAGACAACATAGAGCTAGACGCAAGAGTGAAAGTGAGTGTATGTTGAATAAATGGAGACTACAAGAGAAGAGTAGAAACACAAAGAGAACTAGAGAGGGGGAAGAGCCTATAAAAATAACTTCAACAGAAAGAGAGAGGAGACTTAAAGCGAGGGCTTCTGTTATTCGTGGTCAATTAAAAAAGAGATATAAAAAATCCTCTTTGACTATCCCTGAAATCATGCTTGAGTTGGGTTTTAGTGGGCGTGAAGTTGGTGGAATATATCTTACCAATAAGTTGCCTGATATGACGCTTGAGTCTGTGGCTAGATATTATGTTGAATTTATAGAATGGAGTGTGAAAGATGTTTAAATTAGCGATATTTATGTGTGTGTGGACGGTGATAATATTAAGTGGGGTGATGAGATGAAGTTTTGTATAAGAGAGGATTTTGATGATATTGAAATATCATTGGATTGTGAAAGTTCTGATTTATTGGCTATTGCAATGGCTAGTTTATCAGTGTTATTAAGAAAAGAAGAGATGTGTTTTAATGATGTTATAGAGATTATTGAGACTGGCGTTAATGAGTTGGCAAGTGTTAGTTTGTCCGATGAGGACTTAGTGAAACGAATATTAATGAATCGTTTAATTGTAGAACAAGGAGAATGAGATGACAACAGCAGAGATAGCGAAAGCTTTGGGAATGGATATACGAGAATTAGAATTAAAAGTAGAGGCAAGTAAAGATACTAGGGTTTGGATAAATGGGAAAGGAGAAACTGTTCCTGCCTCTAGGGTTCAAAAATGGGAAAGAATCAGAGAAGATAAAGTCACTAACATAATAAGAAAAGCTGAACGAGCTAATAGGCTACTCAAAAAGTTTAAAAAAAGTATCTATGAAGATATAGAAGATTATATAGATACGCTACGAAGAGAAGAAAATATCGATGTAACACAAAATTCTAAAAAAGGTGGTTTGAGTTTGCAAAATTATAGCAAAACGCAAAAGGTTGCAATAAGCACAAACGACATATATATCTTGAACGAAAAAGTGCTTTTAGCAAAAGAGTGCTTAACTGAATACTTAAGAGAAAAAGCAGAACTGATAAATGATGAAGATATAACGGATTTGGTTAGCTCTATACTTGACGCTAAAGAGATAAGTGTGACAAAAGCAAGAGCATTAAAACAAAGAAAAATTACACATCCGTTGTGGGTAAAGGCAATAAAATTGATAGATGAAGCAAGTGAGATATCCGAGACAAAAAGATATTTGTCGTTCGCAAAAAGAGGAGTCGGAGAGAGTGAGTGGAAACGAATCTCTCTTGAATTTTCATCCTTGAATATTGACGAGGTGTGGGATGACTGAAGCATTTTTAAAAGCATATAAAAACACGGCAAAATGGGAGGGTGGTTATGTGAATGACCCTCACGATAGAGGTGGAGAAACCTACAACGGAATCTCTCGAAAAAACTTCCCAAAATGGGAGGGATGGGAGATAGTTGATAAGATACAAACTAACAACAGTGAGAAAGAATGGAAACGCGAACTTGTAAAGCTTGATAAGTTGGTTCAAGAGATATATTTTGAGAGTTTTTGGAAGCCTATACGAGGTGATGATATTGCAAATATTGATGAAAAAATCGCAATGTATGTCTATGATATGGCGGTGAATCATGGGGTTAAACGAGGTGTTAAACTTTTTCAAAAGGCTTTAAATGATTGCTTGGCAGTAAAAGACGAGGTTAAGCCTGATGGAGTTTTAGGAGACAGGACGGTAAAAGCGTTAATTATGGCTAATCCTGAACAACTATTGCAAACAATGAAAGATACTAGACATAGCTTTTTTTTATCTATCATAAAAAGCCATAAAGAGCAAGAGCATTTCAAAAAAGGGTGGCTCAGAAGAACACATGGTGTTGTGAAGTAATTTTATAGAGTCCCCCTTTTGGGGCTTTATTAAGATTATTTAAAAGGGGGTGGAGTGTTTAAGTTCGAAAAAAATCATTTGACGATGAGTGAGTTAGAAAATGAAAGTACAGAATGGCTGATAGATGGGCTGTTGGTAGAGCAGACGGTGAATATGTTTTTTGCACCGCCTAAACATGGTAAAACTTGGTTTTTGCTTGGAGTGGCTAAAGAGTTGGCTAGAAGGGGAGTAAAAAAGATATTTTACTTTGATAGAGACAATCCAAAACGGCAGATAAAAGACCGTGGGGTTGGAGCTTTGATATGCGATTATAAAAATATAGTGTATCTTACCCGTAGTCATATGGGTAACGCTAAAGAGTTTATTGAAAGCATTGAAAATGAAGCAAAAGAGGAGTCTTATAGAGGGTGTGTGTTTATATTTGACTCCACTCGGGACTTTGTCGCTGATGCTTCGGTTGACACTCAAGCTAAGATTTTTATGGAGACTATGAAAAATATCCGTGACGCTGGAGGGACTGTGATACTTGCTCATCATGCTACAAAAAATGGTAAGGTTATGCACGGTTCTGCGGAGTTTATGAACGGTTGTGATAACATCTTTGAGCTTAGACAAAAAGATAAGAGAGATGACAATCTTGATTTTACTCTAAAAGTCTTCATCGACAGAGACCCTATCGAGGGCGGAGAATATAATGTTGAGCTAAGTAGTTTAAATCTTACTCCATTGGGCGGTGATGAGGCTAATGGTGGGCTTTTTGGAGAAGATAGAGAGAGAGTTAATAAGGCTCTTGTGGCACTAGAAAGTAGTGAGGGCATGAGTCGCTCTGCTTTGGTTTTGGCTATGGGGTTTTTGATTCGCTCTGATAGGAACGGACTTAATCTAATCGCAAAAGGAGAGGATAAGTTTTGGGTTACGAAACGAGTAAATGGAAATAAGATTTTATACTTTATAAAGGAGTGAGCTATGAGTGAAAAAGAGATATCTTTTAAAAAGAGACTTTTGATGAGTGTGCATTTATCACAGAGATATGTAAATTATTATAAAGATGATAGAGAGGCGTATGAGAAGCTGTTGCTTGAGCATTTCGAAGTTAACAGTTCACGAGATTGTAGCATAAAACAACTTATCGCACTTGTGGATTATCTAAACTTCAAATCTCAAGATTTGGCGGTTATTATAGAGCCTAAAAATAGACTAACAAAGAAGCAAATATCTTTAATGAGGGCTTTATGGATAGGATATGCTAAAGATAATAGCGACAAGGCGTTATTGAACTTTATCTTCAAGATTACTAAAAATAGATACTTATCATTGGAAGTTGTAAGTAAAGAGGATAGTTCAAAGATTATCGCTATCCTCAAAAAGGCTGTAAAATGATGTGTCCTAAGTGTGCGAATGAAAGGGTGCGGGTTTTAAATACGAGCCTTAATGGTGGTGTGACTAAGAGGGTAAGGAGATGCTCAAAGTGTGAATATGTCTTCAAAACAATAGAATATCCTTATTTTGAGGATGAAAAAGAGGAAGAGAGGAGAGAATATGCGGAATTTATTGATAAAGAAGTTGCTGAAATCAAAGCTGGACGAGTCAAAAACAGTTGAAGCGCTGATAGAGAAATATCTGAACGAGGTTAAGAAAGTGAATAAGCAAGAGGCTGAAAAGTTTTTGGCTGATTTGCTTGTGAGCATTAAAAATCAGATAGAAGATGTAGAAGTAAAAGATATTATAAGCATGGTTAAGACTAAGCTTAGTGGTCTTGGGTATAGTGTAGATATGCAAAAAGCTGAAGAGCTTTATAATAAAATGGCTACAATGGAAGCGGTCACTTTGGGAACAAGTTTTAAATTTACTAACAATGATGCTAAGACCGTAAATGCGTTAAATCGCTCTATGGTTTGGCTTAAAAATGATGGAAGTGAAAAAACAAAAGAGAAGGTTAATAGCGTAATCGAGGAAGCTTTCAAAGGGAATATCAAGACAGTGGAGGTTGCTAGTGCGTTGAAAGATAAATTTAGTGGAATCGTTGATGATAGTGTTCGATATTTTGAGGGTGTTAGTGACCATCTTATAAGACAATCTCAAAGCTTAGCAAAGGTGGAGCGATGGGTGAGCGGTGGCATAGAAAAAGCAAAGGTTGTTGCGGTTATGGATAAGCAAACTAGCTCTTTTTGTAGGGCTATCAATGGTAGAATCATAGAAGTATCGCATTTAAACAGACAAGCTGATATGATACGAAATGCTAAAAATATAGATGAAAAGAAAGATGCTACCCCATGGCAAAAAGAGCCTATCTTTGGAAAGTTACCTGCTAATGTGGGTATGCCACCTTACCATTTTCGATGTAGAACTATAATTGTCGCTTTTTTTGGAGAAACTGTAAAAATTGATGGTAAGAATGTGAACGGTTCTATCGTTCCTGAAGCAAAATATAAAGAAAATAAAAAAGTAATTTTCTCACATGTGGATAACATTGGGTATGAGCGAGTGATTACGGATAAGACGCTTGAACATGGTGGAATTAGTAAAAAACCACCATTAAAAGATATAATAGCTGGTCTTAATAGCCTTGAGAGTATAGGGTTTCACAATCTTGAAGCTAATCTCATAGTGGCTTACAGTCGAGATAAAAAGCTCTTTTATAGTTTTGAGGGGGATGAAGTTATTACAGTATTTGGAGCTAGTGAGGATTATTTCAAGCGAAGTGTTGATAAAGACTTTATATTTAGTCGGTCTGTAAAAAAAGGAGAAGATAATGTTTAGGGTTCACATAGAAGAAAATGGCACAACGGCTATCTTTAAAGATGGATTGTTAAGGGTCGGTTGGTACGATGAGATTAACGATGGGTGTGAGCTTGTAGAGGTAAGCGAAAGTTTAATCAAATGCGAGATAGAGAGTAAAAGCAAGAGGATAACACAACTTTTTATAGGGCAACGACATGATATAGAACCTGTCGTCAATGATGTTTATGAGAATAAGATGTTTCTAAAAAAAGAGAGCTTTGATATTTTTCTATTTGGAAAAAAAGAGCCTAAAACTTTTAATGGAACTTTTCTTGATGTGCTTATCGAGATTTATAACTTATGGGAGCGAAACGATGAGAGAGATTGATGATGTTATTAAACGATTTTTAAGTGTGAGTGGTGATATGGTAGCTAGTGAGATAGCTAGTGAAGCACCTGTTAGAGCTGGGCGTTTGCGTGGTGACATTACCATATTTGATGAAAATATCAATAATGGGGTTGTCGAGGTTGGGAACAGTAGTTATATAGATTATGCTAAATATCTTTATTTTGGAACTAAGCCTTATGTGATAACCCCGAAGTCGAAAAAAGCTCTTTATTGGAAAGGGGCTAGAAATCCATCTAAAAAAGTTAATCACCCTGGGATTAAAGCAGATAAATATCTCGATAGAGGATTTGAAAATGCTTTTCCAAAAATAGAAAAATTATCGGAAAGAATGGGAATAGAGAGCGGTGATATCATCCTTAAAAAACTCTCTGATAATCTTAAATCAAAACTTTAGCGTTACAGTGTTTCAAGTGTTACGCACCCTCTTAAGAGTCCAATATGTCGGACTCTTGCTATGAAACAATTTCACCTCATTAGTGTATCACCCTACAATATACGCCTTTCCTCTTTTTCCCTGCACTCTTGCAATCACTTCAATGTAACTACCTGCT